GGAATAAAGATTAAAGAAAGAGAACCCTGGGAGGTATTAAAATATGAAAAAGACCAGATGGTTACTTGGCATTGTGATGATGGAGAAGTCCACCCCTCAAAAGTATCATTTGTTTATTATATAAACGGTGATTACGAGGGGGGAGAAATACAATTTAAAAACAAAGTTTACAGTATTCCAATAAAACCATCTAAGGATAGCCTTATTATTTTCCCTTCTGGTATTGATTACATTCATAGAGTTCTTCCAGTAACAGAAGGCACAAAGTACTCAGTTATATCTTTCGGTAAATAGAGAAAATAGGATAGACAATCTTTTAACTAAATGCTATAATACTATAATGTTACGGAGATATTATGAATAAATCAGATATGCAAGGAAGCACATACATGGTTCTTGTCAATGGCGAATATGCTGGGTGGTTTAATATCGCTGGCCCTGGAACTGATCTATTAAGAGCTGGTCTTTCTAGCACACCAATTTTAGTAGATATGGAAGACATTGAAATTGATATTCCAGATTTACCAAAAGCTGGCGCTAATTATTTTTGGAACGGCCAGTCGTTTGAATTGAGGGAAATAAGTGGCTAGTAAATGGGAGCAAGTTAAGAAACTTGTAAATTCCGACGATGTAAAGCCATGGGATTTTTTAAATCCAAATACGGAATACGTTTCTGAAGAAGATGCAAACTCAAGATATTCCCTGTGCCAAGTCTGTCCAAAATTTAATAATGGAGTAAAGACGTGCCAGGAATGTGGATGCTTTATGCCAGCTAAAACAAGACTTAAAGGAGCCACTTGCCCTGTAGGTAAATGGTAATGGTATAATATAAATAGGAGGTAATGATGTCAGAATACACACTATCAAATGAAGAAAAAAGCTCTATCATTGAGTCTCACCTAAGAACGCTTGGATACTCTAAGTATAATCTTGAGATAAACCTAATGGAAGAAGAGTCGGCGACTGCTCCAGCAGCAGATGCGATTTCAGCTGTCAACGCACAGATAGCTTCAGTTAATAAAAAAATAGCAGCCCTTGTCGAAGAGCTAGCTTCCCTATCAGAATAAGTTAGGAAACAATGTCTTCTAAAGAAGAATTAATTATAACGGCTATGCAGCAAAGAATTGCAGAGCTAGTTGCTGATTATGAATTAAGAATTTCAATTTTAAGAGCAGACCTAACAATTATGTCAGATGCCCAAAAAGAAAAAGAAAAAGCATTAGAAGAATACTCTAATAATATAGAAAGCAAAATCACGGGGGAATAATGACTGTTGTATTTCAAGATGGAGAACCAGTAGACCCTAAGAAACTTGAGGATCTACAAAAACAAATTGATGATATTAAGCTTCAATCTGATAAGTCATATAACTTGAGTACAACTACTGCAAACAGCGTAACCCAGCTTTCAGTTATGCATTTAAAGGCTGGAGTAGTTACATTTGAAACTGGACTAAAGGCTGGAAGTGATAATAATATTCAAATCGAACTTGGATGGGGAGCAGACTATGAAGTAGCATATGTCGTAGCACAGCCAAGATTAAAAGATCCAGGCAAAACTAATATAAGATGGGGCATCTCTGGCAATAAGGACGCTACATTTTTAAATGTTTGGAGCGAAAAAGCTACATCAACTACAACTCCAATTAATTTTCACTGGATTAGTGCAGGCAGAAAAATTCTTTAAGCAAGTGAATTAGGGTTGACAACCCAGAGTAATATGTTACAATTGCTATAACATTAAGCCACGATATCGTGGCTTTTATATATATTAAGGGTTTTCATGAGTAACGATTTAAAGTGGATGATTTCATCCGACCAGCAATTCCCATATCAGGATGACAAGATGATCGCACTTTGGTTTAAGGTCATGAAGTGGTTTAAGCCAGATGTTGTGGACTACCTTGGAGATACAGATGACCAAGCATGCTATAGCAAATATACAGAGGGAAGATCAGCAGAATTTTTAAATCTGCATAAGACTGATAGCCGAGATCTTATTGTTCCAATGATGCGCCACGAAGCAAAAGGTGCAAGAGATTTTTACACAAAGACAAGAGAGATGCTTCCAGAGGCTCAGCTTTTTTCAGCACTAGGAAACCACGATGTTAGAATTTTTAACTATGTTGATGCAAAGCTTCCTGACTATATTAATGAAGTTACTCCAGAAGCACTATGGGGGCTAGACTCTTTAGGGTATGAATATATCCACTATAACGAATTGCCAAAACGACGCTTTGGAGATATCCACGTTCACCATGGACTTTCAATTGCATCAACTGGATCTGTTCGTAAAGATATGGAAGACCTTCAGATATCATTAATAAGAGGCCACTCTCATAGAATTGCTTCTCATTTAGTTACATACGAATTAAGAAACAATGGCGAAGGAGAAACTCTTCGTGGCTATGAGCTTGGTCACATGTGTGATGAAAAGGGCCCAGGAATGAAATATATGCAACATCATGATTGGCAAAAGGGGTTTGCTGTTGCACACATTGTAAATGATTACCCACATATTAATATGATTCATGTGGCACCAGACTATTCATGTGTTGTTGATGGGAAGCTAATTACGCTATGATGAAATGCAATAGATGCCAAGGAAGAGTTTTTGTTGACAGAGTATTTTCGCAAAAACTACACGTAGAGCTTTTCTGCTTGTTGTGCGGTAAAAGATGGATGATTAATAAGGATACGAGTGCACTAGGTAAATGGTTAGAAAAAAGAGAAAAAATTCAGTTAAAAGCATTCGGTATTTCTTCTTAAATAACAAGATACATAAAGTATTAAGTCATTCAAGATCTAAAGACCAAATAGTTGCTTGGTGCTATCCAGATAAAAAGAGATTGCTTTATTCCTATTCACAAGTTTTAAAAACTATGGAGAATGCATATTCAACTAGTCAAGTAGCTCAAATGCTTGGTAAGCACAAGGTCACCATAGAAGATTATATTTTGGACGGGAAGATAAGATATCCTCAGAAAGTATATCCAATAGGTAACCCAGATAGTACATGGTATAAGTTTATGTATAGTGAATCGGACATTATGGACATTCATGAGTTTATATTAGAATCAGGGTATTCTAATAACATGCCTTCAAAAAATGAGATGAGGGCTCTTCTCAAACACAACACTATATTGTATACTAAGACAACAGAAGGGAACTTCGTGCCAGTATGGAAAGCAGAGTAGTCCCAGCAAGAGTTGTAGTATGTGAAATATGTAAGAAAGAATTGGTAGTGCGTTGGGGCATTTTTGCTCATGACACTTTAAGCAGACATAGAAAGGCGGAGCACTAATGGAAAAAGGAACTCAAGTTAGAGTAGATCTATCTTTTACACGCAACCTTGGAAACTTTGAAAGCATTAAGATTGGTATCGGAGTTGACGACTTTGTTAGAGAAGGCGAAACAGTAGATGCCGCAGCAGATCGAGTCTATAAGTTTGTAGAAGATAAGCTAATTCAAAAGACACAAGAAGTAGAAGAGGAATTGCGTGGCAGTAAATAAAGAACCCTACATCCTACTTTCTCTGTACTCTAATTTATATGAGGAGGCTTATAAAACAAAGCCAACTATTAATAAGTATAGAGAGAAGTGGGCTATGCAAGATGTCATAGACAGCATAGGGTTTGATAGATCTAAAGAAGTTTTAGAGTATTACTTTAAAACTGGAAAGAATAGACATCCGCTAAATTTCTTTTACAACAACTTTGATCGAATGGAGAACATGATGATTCAGGCTAAAGAAGATAAAGTTAACAGAAGCCGAACTATAAAGGAGACTAAAAGAAGAATGGTTGAGGGTAATTAATGAATACAGAAGCGGAACTAATTTCGGCAGTTTGTAAAAATAAAGATATCAGCACCATACTTGCAGACAATTCAGACGACCTTTTTATATCCCATAAAGATATTTGGGAAGGTCTCAAGTCATACTACTATAAGTTTAGAGCAGTACCAGAAGTTGGAATTCTACAAGATAAATTTAAAGACTTTGAGCCAGTTGAAACAAAAGGTGAGACTGGATACTATCTAGATAAACTAAAAAATGAATTTGTGGGCAATAAGCTAAAGACAATTCTTATGCAGGCTGGCTCATCGCTAAAAGAAGATGCACCATCTAGAGTGCTTGGAACAATGCAATCACAGCTTGCAAACTTAAGCAGGTACACAAATAATGTTAAAGACCTAGACATAACAGATTTAGATTCAGCAGAAAGACACTATGAGTCAGTAAGAACTAGATCTTTAGCAATGGGTGGAAGTCCAGGTATCCTAACAGGGTTTGATGCAATTGATAAGGCATACCCAACTGGAATGGCTCCAGGACATCTTATTGTTGCAATTGGATGGCCAGGACGTGGTAAGACTTGGTTTACATCCTATCTTGCATGTAAAGCTTGGGAGCAAGGCTTTAAGCCTATGATCGTGTCTCTTGAAATGGCACCAGAGAATATGCGAGATAGAATTTATACAATGCTCGGCTCTGGCTTGTTTAGAGCAAGCGACCTTTCTAAGGGTGACATTAACATTGACGATTTTAAAACATGGGGAAAGAAAAAGACTGAAGGCAAAAACAGTTTTATTCTTGTTTCAAATGAAGGGGCAGGAGAAGTAACTCCAGCAACCATTCAGGGCAAGATTGACCAGCACAAGCCAGACTTAGTTATTCTTGATTACCATCAATTATTTAATGACAATAAGAGAAGCAATTCAGAAGTTGAAAGAAATAGAAATATTTCAAGAGACTTTAAGTTGTTAGCTGTAACAAATGGAATTCCAATTATTGATATTACTGCTGCAACAGCAGATGATATTTCAGATCAAAAAGAGCCGCCAATGATGAGCCAAGTTGCATGGTCAAAGGCTATTGAGTATGATGCTGATATGGCTATTGCTATTCACAAGCATGCCAATACAGATCTTATTGAAATTGTATCTAGAAAGAATAGACACGGACATGATTTTAGATTCTTTCTTGACTGGGATATTAATAGAGGAGTTATTACTCCAATTTATGAAGACTTACCAGAGTTGAGCAAGTGACACATAGAAATATAAAAAGGTTTCAAATACAGGTTGACTTTTATGACAACGCACAGCTAATAAGTTTAAGGCCACAGTACGAAAACTTGTTAGTTCAAGATATGCGTGGCAAAGGGTATGTCAGGGTATTAGATGTTGATCCAGCTTTCTCAATAGAGTTTACTGGAGAAACATGGAGATTCTTAATGACTCTTCATGGTATATACGTAGGAAAGAAGAAGGCATGGCAATTAGAGGGTATAACTCAAGGCAAGTTGATAGCTCGGAGTATAGCCCCATCCATATCAAATCAATAATCCAAAGCCTTGGAATAGATATGGTGGGTGAGACATCTAATGATTACCTAGCATACTGCCCATTTCATTCCAACAGACATACCTCAAGCTTTAGCGTAAGCAAAACAAAAGGAGCTTACCTGTGCTTTAATCCTTCTTGCGGAGAAGCAGGTACGCTAAGCGACCTAGTAAAAAAGATTTTAAATAAAAATGAGTTTCAATCCTTGAGGTATATTGAATCAAAACAGTCTGAGGCCCTAGAAAATTTTGATGAATCATTAAAGGATATCTTAGAAGATAAGCCAGACTTTATTGAATTTCCAGCAGACAAATTGATTAACTTGCATAATGGATTAATTAACAGCAACAAAGCTCAAGAATATTTAAAGTCTCGTGGTATTGATTTAGATTCAATTAAACATTTTTCATTAGGATATTCAGACAATATGGACATGATAACTGTCCCAGTTCATAGCCCAGACGGGGTAGCAGTAGGTGTTGTTGGTAGATCTATTTCTGATAAGAGATTTAAGAATAGCAAAGACCTTCCAAGAAGCAAGACTATGTTTAATATTCACCGTGCTAAAAAAATTGGAGATAGGGTTATTGTTGTAGAGTCTAGCTTTGATGCAATTCGTGTTCACCAAGCTGGATTTCCAAATGTTGTTGCCACCCTGGGGGGTCACATATCTGGACAAAACCTTAACCTGTTAAATAGATACTTCAATACAGTTATTATTATGACTGATGCAGATAAGGCGGGAAGAGATTTAGGCTCAACAATTGCATATAAACTAAGTAATAAAAACATCTTGTGGGCATCGCATTCTTATGGTAGAATATATCCAGAGGGTGTAAAAGATGCAGGTGATATGTCTGATGAGGATATTAAAGCCTGTATAACAAATGCCATATCTAATTTCGAATATAGAACATAGCCTCACAAAATTTGTGGTCACAAACGGATATATACCGTTACATACATAAGGAGAAATACATGTCAAAAATCGTAGGACTAGCAGGAATGGCAAGAGCCATGGAAAAGACTTCATATTCAAATGGAGAAGATAGTAAAGCAAAGTGGTTAAAGATTGAAGATGGAGAAAAGGTAATTATTAGATTTCTTCAGGAGTTAGATCCAAATTCTCCAAACTATGACGCTAAGCTAGGCTACGGCTTCTTTGCTGTAGAACATACAAGCCCAAAGGATTACAGACGAAAAGCTTTATGCTCCTTTGATGATGAAGGCAGATGCTACGGCTGTGAACAAAATAGATCAAACCCAAAGACCAACTGGAATGCCAAAAGACGAATGTATGTTAACGTTTTAGTAAATGATGGAAAAAATGATCCATACGTTGCAATTCTTTCACAGGGAATTAGCGGTAAGACAATAACTCCAACAGTAGCTGAATATGCTGAGCTAACGGGAAGTATTACCAACCTAACATGGCAAATAAAGAGGTCTGGAACAAAAACAGACACTAGCTACACAATCATCCCTATCCCTGCAGCTAAAGATGAAAAGCCATTTGACTTTTCTTCTGTCGAGTTGTTTGATTTGGACAAGACAGCAGTTCGTAGCGTACCATACTCAGAGCAAGCATCATTTTATACAGGTGAATCATCTCAAGAAGAACGAGAGTCTTCATCAACAAGCAGCAGCGTAGACTGGTAAGAGAGAGTATAGGCGGAGAATTAAGTTGAACTTCACACATTTGCATGTGCATTCTTTCTATTCATTAATGGATGGGCTTAATTCTCCTGCCGAACTCGTAAAGGCTGCAAAAGAAGCTGGACAAACTTCCTTGGCAATTACTGACCACGGAACATTATCTTCACACCGTGACATGCAAATTGCATGTAGGGAGCAAGGCATTAAGCCGATCCTTGGAGTAGAAGCATATATTTCACCTACAGATAGATTTGATAGATCTTCAAAGACTGATAAGTCTATTCAGGCTTACAATCATATTATTCTTTTAGCTAAAAATAAAAAAGGTTTAGAAAATATAAACACACTACAAGAGCTTGCTTGGACAGAAGGCTTTTACCATAAGCCAAGAATTGACAGAGAGGTTTTAGATGATTATAGCGAAGGTATTATCGTTCTCAGCGGATGTCTTAATGGACTCATTAGTAAGGCTATCGATAAAGGTAACATGGAGGAAGCAGAACTTCTTCTCAAAAGCTTTAAACAAACTTTCGGACAAGATTTTTACGTGGAAGTGCAATCACATAACCCTGTGGAGATCAACTCCGCCCTTTTAGAATTAGCGGACAAACTTAAGATTAAAGCGGTGGCAACAGGAGATGCCCACTTTGCTAAAGAAGAAGATAGAGTATTGGAAGAAGCAATGCTTATTCTATCAACATCTCCCAAGTCAGATAAAGATGCAGACTTTGAAATGTCTAGACAAATGCCAGATATGCTGGATAGATTTAATTACTTGTACCCAGACCGCAGAATATCATTCCAAGACTATAATCTATTTATTCAAAGTAGGTCTGAAATTGAGGCGGACTTTAATAAGGCAGGCATTATTCGTACAGATATATACGATAATACAATGGAGATTGCTGATAAGATTGGCGAGTATGACTTCCATGAGGGGCTAGATCTGCTACCTATCCCAAAGACCAATGCTGACAAGAAACTGTCTGATATGGCCTTAGAAGGCCTTAAAAGACTATCCCTAGACAAAGATCAGGCCTACTTGGATAGAATTGCAGAAGAGTTATCTATAATTAAAGATAAGGCATTTGCTTCATATTTCCTAGTTGTAGCAGATATGATTACATGGGCTAAGTCAAATAATATTATGGTTGGTCCAGGACGTGGTTCTGCAGCTGGCTCATTGGTTTGCTATGCCCTTGGAATTACAGATGTGGATCCGATCAAATATGATCTTTTGTTCTTCCGATTTATTAATCCAGAACGTAATGACTTCCCAGATATTGATACCGACTTTGAAGACCGCCGTCGCAAAGAGGTAAAGGATTACTTAAAGAAAAAGTTTAAGCACGTTGCATCAATTTCTACATTTACTTACTTTAAAGATAAGGGTGTTATTAGAGATGCTGCTAGAGTATTCATGGTGCCACTTTCAGATGTTAACCGTGCAATGAAATCAATTGATACCTTCGACGACTTTATGGATTCTCCTAATACAAAAGAGTTTAGAGCAAAGTACCCAGAGGTAACTTGGCTCGCAGAAAGACTTCGTGGAAAGATTCGAAGTGTTGGGGTGCATGCTGCAGGTGTTGTAGTTGCAAAAGATGATTTAAGAAAGTACGCACCAATAGAGTCCAGAGCTGATGCAAATGATGAAGTCTCTGGAAGAATTCCAGTCGTGGCATACGATATGGATACGGTTGCAGATATAGGTCTTATTAAGCTAGATGCCCTAGGTCTTAAGACTTTATCTGTGATCTCTGATACTTTAAAATCAATTAAGAGTAGATATGACAAAGATATTAATCTTTATGACATTGCTTTAGATGATGAGAATGTTTATAAGATTTTTAACGATGGATACACAAAGGGAATATTCCAGGCAGAAGCAACACCCTATACAAACTTACTTATAAAAATGCGTGTCGATAAGTTTGAAGACTTAGCTGCATCAAATGCTTTGGTTAGACCAGGAGCTATGAATACAGTTGGAGCCTCTTACATCAAGCGTAAGCACGGCAATGAAGCAGTTAATTATATCCATCCAATTATGAAACCTTTTACAGAAAATACATACGGGGTGATTATATATCAAGAGCAGGTTATGCAAGCATGCGTACACCTAGGAGGAATGACTTGGTCAGAGGCTGACAAGGTTAGAAAGGTTATTGGTAAAAAGCAAGATGCAAAAGAACTCAGTCCATTCAAAGATAAATTTATTCAGGGCGCTAAAAAGCATATCAGCGCAGAAGAAGCAGACAATCTCTGGAAAACATTCGAAGCTCACGCTGGATACTCATTCAATCGTAGTCACGCTGTCGCTTATTCTATGCTTTCTTATTATACCGCTTGGCTTAAGTGCTATTATCCTTTGGAATTTTTATTCTCGATCCTCAAAAACGAAGGAGACAAAGACGCCAGAACAGGTTATTTGATTGAAGCAAAAAGACTTGGTATAAAAGTAAAACTTCCACATGTGAATGAATCCGATGTAAACTTTTCATTACAAAAAGATTCAATTAGATTTGGATTGGCAGAGATTAAATTTATTTCAGACAGCATTGCAAATAAAATTATAGAAAAGAGACCGTATGAAAACTACAAAGACTTTGTTGACAAGGCATCCAAGAAAGGTAGCGGCATTAATTCTAGGGCCGTTGCTTCTCTTAACGCTATTGGGGGTGCTGCTTTTGATGATAACCCTAGAAGCGGCAAAGAAGCCGAGTCTTATTACGAATTTTTAGGAATACCTTCCTTTAACCTTTCTAATTTAGACCCAAAGATTAAAGCACAAGCTAGACCTATTGATGAGTTTGAAGAGCTTGGATCTTTTGTGATGTTTGGAATGGCAAAGAGTATAAAGCGTGGAAATGGCTGGTCAAGAATTGAGATTGTTGATGAGAGCGGATCTGTAGGTCTATTTGATGTCGAGCAAACAAAAATAGAAACAAACAAAATGTACTTTGTTCTTGTTGGCGATAATAGAATATCTAGGTACGTAGAGGTTGATTCAATTAATAAAGATTCTGATGATGCTTTTGTTAAGTATTTATATGCAAAATCCTATCCTATTGACGAAAATCAGAGGTTTGTGATAAGCTATACACCATATAAAACAAAAGCTGGCAAGACTATGGCTCACCTTGTTATGTCAGATAAAGATAAGAATTTAAATAGAGCAATTGTATTTTCAAGCATGTACCCACTTTCGTTGGCAAAGATGCGAGAAGGAATGATATGCGAGCCAGTTCTAAAAACTTTAGAAGATGGAACACTTATGGTTAAGGAAGTAAAATGACATATAACGCAGAAGATGTATTTAAGACAATGAATGCCTCTAGAGTTCTAGTGGCCATATTAAGTAAAATAGGTTCTGTTGAAATATCAACTGAAGACTTTATGAAGACAACCAATGATGATATGCAACTCTCAGTTACATATAATGATGAAGGACTATCATTTGAATTTAAGCTAGAGCCACTAGGATTTAAATCTGACTACGAATTGGCTAACGAGTAAATAAATGGAAATGAACCTGAATGATATTTTAGCAAAGCTTGACCCTAAGACTAGAGCAAGGGTACAGTCTGCAGTTGATATCCAAGTAGACAAGCAGCCAACACCAAGCATCGGACTTACCTTTGCTTTAAATGGCGGCTTTGCTTATGGTCGACAGATATTAGTTTGGGGAAATAAATCAGCAGGAAAATCTTCGTTCTGTCTACAAATGATTGCACTTGCACAAAAAGAAGGAAAGACTTGTGCTTGGATTGATGCAGAGCATTCTTATGATCCAGAGTGGGCAGAAAAACTGGGAGTTAACTCAAAAGAATTAATATACTCTCCAGCTAAAACTGTTAATGATATGGTGGATGTTGCAACAAAGCTTATGGAGGCTGGTGTAGATTTAATTGTAGTTGATTCAATCTCAGCACTTCTTCCAGCTATATACTTTGAAAAAGACGGAAATGAAATGAAGGATTTGCAAGACACAAAGCAAATTGGCGCAGAAGCTAAGGACATGACCCACGCAGTCAAAATGTTAAATTATGCAAACAAAAATACGCTACTCGTTCTTATATCGCAGCAAAGAAATCAGTTTGGATCTATGCATGCCAGCCACATCCCAACAGGAGGAATGGCTGTTAAGTTCTTCTCCTCTACCGTTATCAAGCTCTGGTCTTCAGAGGCTGAGGCTAATGCTATTAAAGCAGGTGTTAAGGTTGGCGACAAGATTATTGAACAAAGAGTTGGAAGGCCCGTTAACTGGATTGTTGATTATAACAAACTCGGTCCCCCTAACCTCTCTGGCCAATACGACTTCTACTATCAAGGAGAGTCACTTGGCATAGATCTTGTTGGAGAAACCCTTGACGTTGCAGAAATGTGCGGGATAATAGAAAAAGGTGGAGCATGGTATACAGTAAATGGAGAACGTTTTCAAGGACGTGCAAAGGCTGTAGCATATTTAAAGGAAAATCCAGATGTTGTAGACAAATTAATAGGAGAAATAAATGCCAAATCTTAATGAATTTTTTTCTTCTCAACCTAAAGATGTTCAAGATCAAAGGATTGAGAAAATAGAGCAAGAAAGACCATGTAGTAAATGCGAGTTGTCAGCTCCATTTTATAATTTTAATCAAGCTACATTAGAAATGTATTGGACATGCTCTAATGGACATGAAACAAAGCATAAGCTTAATTAATGTCGGAGAGAGCAGAAGTAAAACGAGATGGCGCCAAGGCACAAAAAAATAGTGGTCGTGGTGAATACCAAAAGGGTGATGCTAAGTGGAAAAACTTTGTAGTAGATTACAAAGAATCTAAAGCTTCATTTAATTTAAATAAAGATGTATGGGCTAAAATCTGTACAGATACTTTTAAGGTAAGCAGGGATATGCACCCTGCTCTTAAAATTATTATCGGAGGGGATTCCAAGGTCCGTCTTGGAATCATAGAGTGGTCAGTACTAGAAGAACTGATTACATTTTGGGAGGAAAATAAAAATGGCTAATCCAATGATTACAATCGTAGGAAGAGTTGGTAGTGAACCAGAAACTGTAGGATCAAATGGTCTTCGTTTTAGAGTTGCAACCAATGATCGAGTTAAGAATGATACTACTGGAGAGTGGGAAGATAAGAACACTTCTTGGTGGACAGTCAAGGCTTGGCGCACACTTGCAGAACAATCAAAGTCTGTAATTAAAAAGGGCATGGAAGTTATTATTGTAGGAAAGATTTATGAAGAAAGCTGGACGGATAAGGAAGGCACAAAGAGAACTTCATATGAAATTAATGCTGATTCAATCTCTGTAACAGCATACACATTGTCTAAGGATAAGTCTCCAAGCAATAGCGACTTCCCTTCATATAAGACATACGCTGAGGTTCCATTCTAATGTTATACTTTCTTTATGGGACCATGCTTGGCTTTGTTGTTGGGTATGGAGTAGGACTATTAATGGACAAATGGGATAAAAATATTAAAAATGACAGAGGATAAAAATACATTAGAGTTAATTAACTCTATAACAGAGTTCAATGATCTTCATGAGTATATGAATGATGCTCAGTTAGATAGAGCATTGGCTGTCATTGTAAAGCTTTTGTTGAACCCAGATGTGCCTGCTGCTAAGGCACCACAGCTTATTATTGAGTTGCAGGCAATGTCAACTAAGTTTGCCATGATGGCTTCTTATTATTCAACAATAGCAAAAGATAAAGCTGGGACCACGAATAATAATAAAAAGAATATATATTATTCAGCAAAGGAGTCCATAGACAAACTTGTAGATGCACTTAAGTATGTCGTTAGGTATAATTTGTAATGGGTAGAAACATAGTTAAAAATTTAAAGTTTAAAAAGCATACTGGCAAATTCTTTGACCCAGAGCTTTTTGCATCAATGCTTGATGAGTCATATAAAAATACTAAAAGAGCAGATGGAGAAATGACTAAAAAGTCTTTTAGCCCAAGCTCTTTAGGATATGGTCATGGAACATGCCCAAGGTATTGGTATATGGCTTTTTCTGGCGCAGTCTTTATTGACAATAATGATGCTGTTGCAGTCGCTAACATGGCTCAGGGTACCCAGGCCCATGAGAGACTTCAGAACTTAATTAAAACTATGCCACAGTGGGTTGCAGAAGAAGAAGAAATTATAAACGAATATCCACCAATACGTGGGTTCATTGATTTAATTATGGAATATGACAATGAAACCGTAATTGGTGAAATCAAGACAGCAAAGCAAGAGGTTTGGGATACAAGGCAGGCTGAGA